ACGAGCGACTGTGCGGTCGCTGTGTCGCCAGCGTGCCCCAGCTGGGCAGCGGACGAAGACGTAAGCGTCCCGACGGCCGAGCGGTCCCCAGCGGTGTTGAGCCGCGCTGTGCGGGCGGCCGTGAGCCGCTGGCCCGCCGCCTGTGTGCCCGCCGTGCCGAGCCCGGCAGACTTCTCTCCGGTCCACGATCGGGCGCTCTCGTCTGCCGAAGCCAGCGACAGGGCCCGTGCCTTCGCCCCCGCCACCGCACGGCCGGCCGTCGCCTCCCCGGCCGTGCCCAGCGGCACGGTGACCATGGTCGGCGCGACGTTCACATCGTCGAACTCGGCCAGGGCAGGCGTGCCGTCGTCGCGGTGGGCGATGAGCTGTACCTGAAGGTTCGGGTCCGACACCCACGCGGGCGCCGGTGAGGTACGCCGAGTCGTCCACGTGGCGCCGTCCGGGCTGGTCTCCCACCGCAGGTCCGTGCCGGTCTGCCGGATCCGCAGGTACGCGTGCGCCACCGGGTCGTACGGGATGGCGAGGTACTCCGGATCGAAGTAGCCGCCCCTCAGGGCCATGCCGAGCGTGTTCGTGATGGCGTTGTGCTCGGCGACGAGGTCGGTGCCTGGCGTGGTGGTCTGGATGAGGAGCTGCGTCCAGCACGCCACCAGCGAGTCGCCGACCGGCGCCGGGTACATGCGGCACGACACCAGCGAGTTGCGCAGGGTGTAGATCTTCGCGGAGGCGTAGGCCGCGTAGTCGAGGCCGCACGGCACCTGCGCGCGGCCGCCTGCCTCGGTGATTCCGCCGTACGAGTCGGGCCACAGGGCCGGGTCCACGATGCCGTCGCCGAAGTCGTCGACCAACTCGGCCGTGGGCGTGGCGACCCGGGCCGCCAGCAGCCCGGCCGTGTCGCGCTCGCGGGTGCGGCCAAGGGTGGCATCATCGACCACCACGTCATCGACGTCGATGTCCGCGATGGCGGCCTGAATGACACCGACGCGGGCGTACCGGCCGCCCGTGAGGTCGACTGTCGCTGTGGCCCACAGGACGCCGTTGAGGTATGCCTTCACCACGTTGACGGTGTCGTCGTACTGCATCTCGATGCGGTACCACTGGCCAAGTGCGAGCGCGGCCGAGGCGGTGCCGGTGGTCACGCTGGATCCGCCGCAGATCATCGTGCGGTCCGTGTTCAGTCGGATGCAAGCGAAGCCGGTCGGGTCGGACGAGCTGTCGGCCCAGGCGAGGATCGCCGTGCGCGTTGAGGGGGCGGTGTTGACCCGAACGTAGGCCCGTAGGAAGACGTGCGCAGCTGGGTCGTCGGCCGGGTAGATGGCTTTGCTGATACTGGCTGCGACGGCCGTGGCCGTGGTGCAGGACAGCGATGCAGCGCCCTGGCGGGGAGTGGTCGTGTCGAAGGTGACGGTGCCGTTGGTGACGTCCCACCCGGCCGCTGACTGTGTATCGAAGGTCTCGGTCCACAGCCTCACGGCACCGTCTCCTTCCTGCTATGCGGCGTTCTCCGAGACGGCGATGCCGCCCGCACCGACGCTCGCGGTGATCGACGTGCCGTCCGGGGTGACCGCGAAGTCGTGCATGGTCAGCGGGATCAGCTGCGCGTCCGTTCCGGCCCCGGTCGGGTCGAAGCAGATGATGACCTTGCCGGTGGGGTTGCCGGTGGCGTCCGCCCACACGAGGTCCCCGGCGGTCCAGCTGGCCTTGTTGCCGACGTCGTCCACGGTCACTGTGACCCCGGTCAGCGCCTTCCGGCCCATCGTGGTCTGCTCGTTGGACGCCCCCGCCAGCAGCGCGGCGAGCGTGTCGTAGTCCTGGAGCGCGTCGTCGCCCTCCAGGCCGGTCGCTTCCAGCACTACCGCCCGCAGCACCGCCCCGCCCGTGCCGGCCTGCGCCACGCCTGCGTAGTAGACGTGGCGGCCCTTGCCGATGTTCGTCACGAGATCAGCCATGCGGCCTCCCTCCTATCGACATGCGAGAGGGAGGCCACGGTGGGCCTCCCTCGCTCGCGACGAACCGGTCAGGTGGCCGGGTTCTCGCCGTACTTGGCGATCAGCACCGGCTTGGTCAGGGTCGGGATCTCCGTCCGCTCCTCGTCGGACACGGCACGCTTCAGCGCGTACTCCACCCACGTGTCCTTCGACGCGGAGCGGTCCGGCGGGTCGCCGGCGTCCTCCTGCTGCTCCTTGTAGTCCTCCTCGGCCGTGGCGCGCGGGCCCTCGGTGGTGGTGAGCGCGGTGCCCGGGGAGGTCTGGGGCCGCTTGAGGACGCTGTCCGGGGTGGGCGCCTCCGGGGTCTCGTCGCCGTCGAGGCGCTCCCAGTTGGGGAGCATGTCGAGGCGGTTGTCGGCGTGCTCGCGCTCGACGACGTCGCCCGTGTTGGTGTTGTGGTAGCGGATCATGCGGCGTCAGCTCCCTTGATGATGACGGCACGGTTGGCGTCGAGGGTCTTGGTGCCGTACAGGCAGTCGACGGAGACGACGGTCTGCTTGTACTTGATGTCGTAGTCGTAGACCACGCGCAGGGCGAAGCCCTTGTAGTTCATGATCGTGGCGTCCTGCGCGCCCGGAGGAACCTCCAGCGTGCGGGTCACCAGCGCGAACGCCGTCTTGTGGAAGGCGACGTTCTCCTCGGTGGTCGGCTGCCCGGCGGCCGGCGTCTCGGCCGGGCCAGCGATGTTCTGCGTCATGTACGGGTCGAACCCGGACGCGCGCGCACCGAACTGCGCCTCGGTCAGACCCACGGTCGCACCGCGCTGGTCGGCGGCGCGCCAGATCTTCTCGGCGACCCATCGGGCCTTCGTCCGCGGGCCGACGACGACGCGCCGGTCCGCGGCCGGGACGTTCTTCGTGTCGAGGAGCGCGCCGGCCTCGATGAGTACGCGCGAGTCGGACCACGGGTACTTGCCGCCGGGGTAGTTGTAGTTCTCGCCCTCGGCGTTCTCCGAGACCTCGCCGACAACCTGGGAGACATCGGCGCGCAGGGCCAGGAGGTCGCGGTCGATCTTCTGCGCCATGGCCTCCATGGCCGGGTCGAGGAGCTGCTCGCCGAAGTCGTTGATCTCCAGGTTGAGCTGCTCGGTGGTGACCGTGAAGGACACGTCGGGCAGGTGGTTGAGGACGACCGGGAAGCCGGACTCGGTGGCGTTCTGCGGGACGATGCCGGTCGCCCGGTTGAACTCGTTCGCGGTGAACACGGCGGGCTTGCGCACCGTGATGGTGTCGCCCTGCCGTCCGGCGAAGTCGGCCTCGTAGTCGCGGTAGACGAGCTGCGCCATGTGCGTGGACTCGTAGAGCGTGGCGAGCGCCCTCGTGGCGATCAGGTCGGGGGTGAGGAAGGTGTTGGCCACGGGGGCCTCCTTGTCTGTGGAGGGCTCAGCCGTTGCGTGCCTTGCGGCGCGCCTCGCGCTGGGCCTCGATGCTGTTCTTGGCGGTGGGCTTCTCGGAGCTGCCGGAGAAGTCGCCAGACGTGCGCGCGGGCGCCTGGCTCTGTGCGCGGAGCTTGGGGTTGTCCGCGACCGCGGCCTTGATGGCGGCGTTCACGGCCTTGTCGAACCCTTCGTCGTTCGGGTCAAGGTCGGCGATGGACTTCAGGAACGAGCGGGAGTCGGTGAGCGCTGCTGCGTCCGCACCGTGCTTGCCCGCCCCACGGAACACGGCCAGCTCGATCGCTGTCTCGCGGTGCGCCTTCTGCGCCCGCTCAATCTCGGCGGTGAGCTTCGCCGGGTCCGGCGCCTCGTCCTTGTCGTCCTTCACCAGCCCGAGAGCCTTACCCATCTGCTGGACCAGCTCGGCCTTGGCCTCCTCGGCGGCGTTCTTCTTCGCCGTCGTGCGGGCCTTCGCCGCGTCCGCGTTGGCCTGCTTCAGCTCCTTCCGGAGCCGCTCCAGCTCGGCCGCCGGATCCTCGTTGGCCTTCTTCGCCGGAGGCTTCGGCTTGGGCTTCTCACCCTTGGCCGCGTCGTCGCCCTGGTCGTCGTCGCCGGTCCCGCCAGCATCGTCGTCCTGATCGCCGTCGCTGCTGTCGTCACCGCTGTCGTCGTTGCCGGATCCGGAGTCGCCTCCGTCCCCGCCGTCGGCGTACAGGTACGGCGCGAAAGGGCCGTGGCCGTAGGGATGTGCCCAGCCAGCGCCGTTCAGGGCGAGGCGGGGAAGGGTTCGCTTCTGCATGCGTGCACTCCTGGTGCGCGTCGGGATGTTCGGCCCCGCGCCTGGCGGGGGTTGTGCGATCCGGCCCGCACCTGGCGGGCGGAAGACTGGTGGAGAGGGCGCCCTGTCAGTCCGGTGGGCTACCTTTTCGGCATGTCTGTAGAGATCAAGTTCATAGGTCAGGAAGAGCCGTTCACCTACGAGGACGGCGAGGGCAACGAGTACCGCTACCGGGTAGAGGACAGCGGGGCCCTGTCGATCTTCGAAAAGGCAGCCGGAAAGACCGTGCCGAGGGACGCTCTCCCGATCGCCGTATATGGGCCCGCGGCCTGGTTCAGCGCCACCGGTACGGCGCTCGGCGCGTCCGATCGGGGGCCGGGGCGTGTAGCTGGCTTCTAACGCGCGGTTGTGAGCTGCTCGCGGTGACGCTTACGAGGCAGGCCCGTCTCTGCGAGCAGCTCACGCACCCGCGCCTGATACGCGCGCACCCGCGCCCGCCTGGCCTTCGCCGTGGCCTCGTCCATCGCCGCGTCCGTCAGCCGCTTCCACTTCCGGATCTGCCGCTCGTAGTACCGCTGCCGCTGCGTGTCCTCGTACGTCCCCCGCGACGGCTGCACCGCCGGGATCCGAGACACACCCGGCAGATACGCGCTCGCTGTGTGGCGGCAGTTCGGATGCATCAGCCCAGCCGCCCGCGCCTCCGGCAGCGACCCGGCCACGTGGACAGTGACCATCTCGCCGTCTTCCGTCGCATGCTCCACCTGCACGTCCCGCGCCCCGGGCGCGCCCGTGCGGGCGAGGATCTTCCGCTCCCACGGCCTGCACAGCGGGCACTCCTCCGGGGCCTGCGACACGAGTACCAGCTCCACGCCGGCGGCGCCGAGGCGATCGGAGTGGGCATCGAGGGCCGCCCGGGCGGTCGCCGTCCGCATGGCCATCTCGACGTACGTCCGCAGCTCGTACGACCGGCCTCGCGAGTCGACGAAACCACGCACCCCGCGAGCCGCGAACTCGTCCAGCGCCGACTGCGCGGCCTGCCGCCTCGTCTGCGCGCCGAGGAGCGGGGCCGCCGCCGCCCGGCCGATCACGTCCCGGTAGGTGTCCATCGACACCCGCAGCATCCGCAGATACACCGGGCCCGTGTCGGCGATGACGGCCTGCGCAAGCCGGTCGACAACCGGCGCGCTCGGCAGTGCGACCGCAGCGGCCGCAGCCTGTCCGACGCCGAGCGCGCCCAGCTCGGCGACGGCCGCCTGCTGCCCGCGGTCGTACGCCTCGGCGAGGGCCTGGCCGATCGCCCCGGACGCGTCGGTCTGGAGTGCGGCGATCACCTCGGTGATGGCGGCCTGGAGGTTGCCGACGGCGGCGAGCTTGAGCTCCACCCACAGCGGGCTGTTGAGGCCCTCGGCCAGCGCCCGCCGGATCTTGTCGATGAGTACGCCCTCGGCGGCCTCGTACAGGTCGGCGACCGCAACGGCGAGATCCTCGGCGAGCTCCGGAGAGACGGGCACCGGTGACCACCACCCTTACGGCATCTCGCCCGTCTGAAACGGGTCCGGGACCGCTGTGCCGTTCTCCTGCTGGATGCGGGCCACCTCGGCGGCCACCTGGTCGTCGTCCCACTCGGGGTGGACCATCCGCGCCAGTGTGTCCGTCGAAGCCGCCTGCGCCCTCCTCAGTACGTCTGCGGTGTTCGCCAGCGACAGCGGGTCTTCCTGCACCGAGTCCTCGAACTCGACCGTGGGACGCTGCGGCTTGAGCCCGCCACCGAACGCGTACAAGTCGACGGCGAGCAGCGCCTCCACCAGCTGCGCGAGCGCCGGCCGCCAGCGAAGCACCTTCTTGCCGCGGGTTGTCATCGACCGCCGCTCCCGAGCGGTGACTTCCGTCGCGGTGACAGCGACGTCGCCGCCGATGCCGAAGGTCTGTCCCGAGTAGCCGGCGCTGCGGAGGATCTGGTTGACGAGGTCTTCCGCCGTGTCCCGATGCTCCTGCACGCGGATGGCGAACTGGGCCACGGTCAGGGCCATGCCGTCGCCACGGTTGAGCATGTTGACCCCGGCGAACGCCTCCTGGTCTGGGTTCCAGCTGGCGCCGCGCCCGGGCCCGTTGGACTCGAGGTAGGACTCCGGGACGACGATGCGGCCCTTGCCGAGGCGGATGTCCCGCATCCAGCTGGAGTAGGTCTCGTCCAGGGCGTCCATGAGTGGCTCGACGCCGTCGAGGTCGGAACGGCCCCAGTCCTTCAGCCGTGGGTGGCAGCGCCACCGGCGGGAGGACTGGTTCGGGATGTACACCACGTCGAGGCCGTCGTACCCGGTCTCGACCGCGCCCTCATCGTTGACCAGCGTGGCGAACGGCGCAGTCTCCTCGGAGTCCTCCAGCGGGACCGGCCGGCCCAGCTTGTCCTTCGTGCCCTGGTAGAGGCCGTGGAGGATGCGGCCTGACTCGTGCCGTTGGAGATACCGCCAGACCTGCCCGTCCTCCTCGCGGACGACCTTCCAGAAGGTGACCGCGCTGAGCCTGCCCCAGGTGAACTCCGGCAGCGCACGGTCGGCGTGCTCGGCGGTGACCCAGGCGCGGTCGGCGATGTCCTTGTCGTACACCGGCCGCAGGTAGATCCCGCCGAGCGCGGCACCGACCTCGGCGGCGGTCTGGAGGGTGGCGAGCAGCCCGTCATCGGTGAGGACGTCGAGACGGGCCTGAGTCGTCTCGTCGTCCACGGAGAACCGAGGCGGCTCGCTGAAGAGGAGGTCGGCGGATCCACCGCAGAGGTCTCCGGCGATCGGCACGTGGAGTTTCGTGCGCCGCTCGCCCGGGGCGGTGGGGGTGCCCCACCACCAGCGGGCGAGGCGGCCGACGACTCCGCCGGCGTACTGCATGCGCTTGGGGTCGGGGCCGCCGCCGGTGCTGCCGCCGTAGAGGGACTCCAGCCGGTCGGGATCGCCGGACCACCAGGTGTCCCAGGTGTGCATGGCGTCGAGGGCGGGGCCGAGGTGCGGGGGCGGCCAGGCCATGTCGCCCATGGGCAGAGGCATCAGGCTGCCACCTCCAGTCGAGTCGGTAGGTACGGCCGCCACAGGGCCTCTGTCGTGCGGACGCCGTAGCGCAGCGCGTCGCAGCTGTGGTCGTTCTCCTTGATCGGCTTGTCCTCGCCCTTCTCGGCCGCCGCGTCGTCCCAGGAGTAGCCGGGGACCTCGTCGATCAGGCCCTGCGCGGACTCGTGGATCAGGAGGTCGCCGGTCGAGAACAGCGACGACACCGTACGGATCCCGTCGAGGACCGTGTTGTCCGCCGGCGTCACACCGCTCACGCCCTCGCGGTGCAGCTGCTCGATGTACGAAGCCGCCGACGGGTCCACGATCGTCCACTCCGGTGCAACGCCGACGACGTTCGTCTCCGGCTGCGGCACCCGGGCCAGCCACGCCCGCCGGGCCTTCGAGTACTCGGTGTCCGTCATCTGCCGGCGGGCCGTACGGGAGTCGTGCCGGTACTCCGAGACGACGTACAGCCGCCGGTCCGCGCCTAGCCCGATCAGCAGGTCGGCGTACGGGTTGACGGTGCCGTAGTCGATTGCGTCGCACAGCCACCGCTCGATGCGGGGCAGCGTCTTCACGACGTGCCGCTCGGTGTCGAAGGCCTCGTAGATGGCGCCTTCGGACTGCACCCACTGGCCGAGGATGTAGCGGCGGTACCACAGGCCCGTGAACGAGCGCTTCATCCGCTCGCGGTAGGCAGTGTCGAGGGACGGGTTGTCGTCCATGACGAAGTGCCAGCGGCGGATGCCGAGCTCGTCGGCCTTGTCGAGCCACTCCTTCCGCACCCAGTGGCCGGGGTTGTCGGGGTTGGTCGTCGCGAAGATCTGCGCACCGGGCACCGACTGCCGGTCGACGAGCCGCTTGAAGAACTCCTGCGGGACCAGCGTCCACTCGTCCACGTAGGCGCCCGCGCCCGTGAGACCGCGCAGCCTTCCCTCGGCCTTCTTGTCGTTCGCGGTGATGACCTCGATCTGCTTGCCGAGGATCCACGCCACGGACGCGCCGCGGGTGTACTTCACGGTCTTCGCCGCTTCGCCGAACAGGCTGGGGTCGGTGAGCGGGCCGAAGACGTTGCGGGCCACGGTGTCGAAGGTCTTGCCGATGACGGCCAGCTCGCCGCCGCGCGGCGCGTTCTGCACGTACATCAGCCAGCGCAACAGCGACGCGATCGTCTTGCCCGACCGGACGCTGCCCTCCCACACGTTCAGCCACGCGCTGGCGTGCGCGATCGACCGCTCCTGCTTGTCCGACAGGCTGGGGCTAGCCGTCCCCATGCCGGTCTCGCAGCTTGTCGTACAGCGACGTCAGCAGCGAGCCGACCTGCTCCGTGCCGTCGTCGTCGCGCGGCGGGACGAGCTTCAGGCTCTTCTCGATGGCGATGCCGGCCGAGGCCATGAGGTTCTTCTTCGCGTCGGCCGGCGGCTCGTCGAGGAGTCGCTTCTCGTAGGTGTTGTCCTTGCCGCCGAAGTTGAACACCCAGTGGGGACGCCAGAGCTGCTCGGTGAGCTTCTCGGCGTCGGTCTGGAGGGCTTCGGCGAGGATGGCGCGGCGTTCGGCGAGGTTGGCCATGCGGTGGCGGGTGGCCTCTTCGGTCATGGTGACGTCGAAGGTGAGGCCTTCGTCGGCGCAGATGAGGGAGACGGTACGGAGGCTGCGGCGGGTGAGTCGGGCGATCTCGTTGCGGCCCTTGCCTTCGCCATGGAGGCGGATAATCTCGGCGCGTTCTTCGTCGGTGACGGGGCCGCCCTTGCTGAACATCGGCTGTGGCATCGGGGGCTCCTTCCTCCGGGCGTGCGAAGGCCCGGCCGTGGGAACGGGGCCACCGGCCGGGCCTTGGGATCGTGGTTCAGCGGGCCTGGCACTTCTCCTCGATGAGCTGCCCCGCGTACTCGTGGTCGAGGTTGTCGCTCTTCAGCTGATCAGCCACCCATTCGGGACCGTACGCCTCGACGCCGGAGCACAGCGCGTCCTTCTGTGCCTCGCTGTAGTTGTCCCAGGTCAGGCCGACGCTGAGTTCCGTCATGCGCCGCTTGCTGATGCCCGGGCCGTCGTCGGATTCGGAAGGGCTGGGCTCCGGTTCCGACGGTGGTGCTGCGGGAGCGCTGAAGCTCGGGGTGGCCTCGGCCTTGGTGTCGGACTTGTCGTCGCCGTTGTCGAGGGCGCTGCCGACGATGATCAGCAGGACGACGAGGGCGAGTACGGGCAGGCAGCCGAAGACGAGGATCTTCTTCGCGGCGCGCTGGTTGCGCGCGTCCTGCTCTGTGGTGCGGCGGCGGCTCATGTTCCCCCCTGGAACGGATGTGAGATACGGGGGTCATGATGCCGTGTCCGGCGCTTCCGGTTCCGGGCATGCCAGATCTGCGGCTCAGTGTGCGGCATGATCGCCACGAATGCAACTACGGGTGTAGTCGCCTCACCAGCTGGACCACCAGTCGGCGATCTGGATGAGAAGCCACCCGCCGCCGATCACGACGACCGGGAACGCAAGCCAGAAGAGCGCCAGGTTGCCGCCCTTCATCTCCTCCAGGCGCTTCTTGTCGTACTCGGAAAGCCGGTAGCGCGGTGTCTCCGGCAGCTCTTCGTCACGCATGGCGTCCCCCTGGGTTAGTCGCGCAGGCCTTGCACCATCTTGAGCTTGTCGAACTTCCCGTCCTCGTCCGTCCACCCCAAGCCACCGATCGCTGTGGCCATGACCAGCGCGTTGTAGTCATCCTCTGACAGCGACTCGCAGGCCTCCGGCTGGCTCTCCCCACCCGCCTTGGTCTTCTTCTCCAGCGTGTCGGCCGCGTCCCTGGCCACACTCGCGTACCCCGAGCGGACCATGTCCGCGAGCGTCTTGTCGAGCGCTTCGACGCGCTCCTCTGCTTCGCTGACGGTCGGCGTGTCCGCCGAGTCGCCGCCGGCCCGCTCCGTGAGCGCGGCCGCGCAGTCCTTGGCCTGCTCGTCGTCGGACTTCGAGCAGCCGACCGCCCCGACGGTGAGCAGGGCGGCGGTGAGCAGGATGGTGGTGCGGCGCATGGTGTCCCCCAGTGGCGCGTGATGGTCCGCCGGATCGTACCGGTGGGCGCTGACAGGGTG